ACTTTCTCAGCACCTCCATCTGGAGGAACTCAGGCAACTGGAACAGTTCAAGTTAATAGTGCTGGTCAAGTAACTGGTGTCACATTAAATCCTGGATCTGGATACACTTCTGCTCCAACATTTACTTTAGAACCATCTCCTGCAAGAGTATACGGTGAAGTTGTTTCTTGGAATCCAACTACCAGATTATTAAGACTAAATAATTTGACGGGAGAATTAAAAGATAATGAGGTAATAAAAGGTGTTACTTCAGGAACTTCTCGCACTATAAATGTATTGGATTCTTATAACATGGGAGAAATTGAAGGAGCACAAAATAAATACTTTGAAGTTAAGGGTGATCTCATTCTCGACTTCAGTGAAAGCAATCCATTTGGAGAATATGGGGATATGGGGGATAGATTCTAATGTTAGGAACTTATTTTTATCACGAAATTTTTAAAAAAACCATTGTAGGTTTTGGAACTCTTTTTAATAATATCCAGTTAAGAAGAGTTGCTGAGGGTAAAACAGAGGTTATGAAAGTTCCTTTGGCATATGGTCCTGCAGAGAAATTTCTATCTCGTTTAAGACAGACTCCAGATCCAACCCAACAAAAAATTCAAATCACGTTACCTCGAATTGCATTCGAATTAACTGGTATTACATACGATACATCTAGAAAGGTTGCTCCAACTCAAGTAGTTAGAGTTGATGATAAGCAATCATTCATGCCAGTTCCATATAACTTAGAATTTGAATTAAATATCTTATCAAAAAATCAAGATGATGCTTTACAGATTGTAGAGCAAATCTTACCATTTTTTCAACCATCATATAATATCACAATTCAGATGCTTCCCCAAGTAAATGAATCTAAAGATATTATTGTTAATTTGGATAGTGTAAATTATAGGGATGATTATGAAGGAGATTTAGATGAAAGAAGAACTTTAATTTATACATTGAAATTTACTGCTAAGACTTATATTTACGGACCTGTAAGAGATCTTACTCAAATCAGAAAAACTATCGTCGATACATACACTTCGATGGATACTGTGAATGCACCGAGAGTTCAAAGATATACAGCAGAACCAGATCCGATTGATGCAACTTCCGATGATGACTTCGGATTTAGTGAGGTATTTTCAGAATTTACAGATATCCAGAAATGGAATCCCGCAACAGGAGAGGATGAACCGATATGAGTACATTTGAGGGACTAGATAAAGTTTTTGATGTGGAACCAACCGAGATTATTGAATCACCAAAGGAAGTTCCTCAATCTCAAAAACCAGAAATACAACAAGATTATGAAGTAACTAGAGCACAGTTGCACAATCTTGTCATGAAAGGTCAAGAAGCTATTGATGGCATTCTTGATGTTGCTAGAAGTTCAGATCACCCTAGAGCATATGAGGTTGCTGGACAACTAATTAAAAATGTTGCTGATGTTGCTGATAAATTGATTGACCTTCAGAAAAAAATGAAAGATATCGATGAGAAACCTAGATCAAGTCCTACTACAGTTAATAATACTATGTTTGTTGGGTCAACATCAGATCTGGCAAAAATCCTCAAGCAAAATGCAAAGGAGACTAAATAAAACATAGGAAAGAATTATTTTCGGAGTAAAACATGTCCGTTTTAAATGTATTAAATACCAACAGTATTACTGCGTCTCAATCTGAATATCAAATTATCAGAACTGGTATTTACAGAGTGAGTGCAACTTCAGCATCAACAGTTCAATTTAACAGTGGTCCTGCTATCAGATTATTAGCAGGAGAATCAGTTCTGTTGAAAGGTCTTAATCCTGCAAGAGCAGCTATTACTGCAGCAACCGATTCTGCGACTGCGATATACACTTTGGGTGATGGGGGAGTCGGTCTAACTGGTAATACGCATCCCTTTATTGTTGGTGATTATATTGCCGTTGTAGATAGTGCTTCCGTTATCGATGCCGCATTTGAGTCTGCTGATACTGCTGGAAAAGCTATTACTGCTGCTACAAGCAATACAATTACCACTAATATCAATTCTTCTGCGGCTTCTGCGGATTACAAATATGCTAGTGGCGCATTAGCATATGTACATAAATGCATTAAAATTACTGCTGGTGCCGCTGACATTGTTGTAGAAGAAGTTCAAATTGTTGGAGGATGATATGAAGTCCTACAAACAATTTCTTTCAGAATCAGTAAATATTTCTGGAGATTTCAATGGAACTCTCCATGTACATTCCAACGAGAAAACTCCAGAACAAGTTGGAGAAACTTATAGTGCAGACATCATCTATAATGGAGAATTATTTCGTATAGAAGTTATTTCTGAAGATGGTATCCCCAATCATGGAGATTTAACTTGGATGTTGCAGGATGAATATCCTGGTGCGATGGTGCAGCAAATTTATCCACCACACAAATCAAAAGTTAATATCACTAAGTCAAGCAAAATTAATATTGATTCTAGCGCACATAAGTATGGAGCATTCTAATTATGGCTCAGTGGAATAAGAATACACAAGACTTTCTGAATCAGGAAAGAACTCTTTTTGAAGTAATGAATATTGCGGATCACTGGGGAAACCAAAGTGATTGGAGACCTCAATTCACCAATAGCAACAGATTTAAGGTTTCTCCATTCCAAACTGTTTTCTTTAATACTTTTCAGTATGGTAAAGAAACTGATGTATGGGATGAAAGTGTAACTGGAACTGCTAGTGCTGCTTGGAACCAGTATTCCAGTAATATTGTAATGCAAGTTGGATCTACTGCTGGTAGTAAAATTGTTCGTCAAACTAAGAATGTGATGAGATACATTCCTGGCAGAAGTACAACACTCGCATTCGCAATTCGTCTTGATACACCAGTACCAGGTGTTCGCAGAAGATTTGGACTGTTTGATGAAAACAACGGTGCCTATTTTGAGGATAATGGTGGTGTATATTCATATGTAATTCGCAGTAATGTAACTGGAATTGTTCAAGAAACAAGAGTATTCAGAGATGATTGGAATGGTGAAAAGTTTGATGGAAATGGTTGGACTGGAGTAACTGCAGATCCAACATTACAACAAATGATCTCTATCAACTATGAATGGTATGGTGCAGGTATCGTTCAATTCAATTGGTTGATAAAGAATGAGACTGTCCATAGTCATACGTTTGATAACTCAAATACTAATACTGGAGTTTGGTGTGGAACACCATTCTTACCAATTAGACTTGAGATTGAAAATGTAACTGGTGCGGCTGGAACTCATTACATGTATCAGGGTTCTAATTCTCTGATTCAAGAAGGAGAACCAGAGAAACTTGGAACTCTTTTGAGTATATCAAATCCCATCACAGGGACAACAATGGCATCTTCAGATACATACTACCCAATTATTAGTATTCGTTTGAAGTCTAATAATCTAACTGGTGTGATGCTTTTGAGATCACTGCAAGCCGCAACAAACGATAATACAAATGTTTATTGGACACTCATTCAGAATGCAACACTAGCAGGTGGAACTTGGGTAAATCATCCAGATCCAAACTCATTTATGCAATACAATATTACTCAAACTACGGTGTCTGGTGGTACAACTCTGCTGAGTGGTTTTACCGTTTCTGGTGGTTCGTCTTTGGTTGATCTTGATATCAAAGCAGCACTTCAGATAGGCAGAAGTTCCATGGGTACAGTATCAGATACTTATACTCTTGCTTGTGCAAGTCCCAACACCAACAAAAAAGCATTAGCAGTTCTTAACTGGATCGAACAAAGATAAATAGTATACCAGGATATAGAAAAATGGAATCAAATCTCAACGAAAATGTATCTACTGGAAATGCTCGTAGAGCTAAATTTGGAAGTATCAAACAGAGAGTAAGTTCATCTGAAGTTATTTCAAATAAAGATGTTGCTAATGCAGCAAAATCTTCTGCCGATGCTAAGAAATCTGCTGGAGATGAAGCCCATGCTGCAGCTACCAAGGCAGGCAAAAGTCCTATGGAAGCAGAGACGGCAAGAAATAGAGCGCATAGACAATACGAGAGAGCACAGAAAAAACTCAGAGAGGCTCAAGACCACGAAGTATCAATGGCACAGGCACAATTAAAAAGTGCTAAAGATAATATTACTAAAATTCAAAAGAAACTAGGTAAGAAAGAAAAGGATATTCCTGCATGGATGCAGGCAAAAATTACAGATACTGAACACAATACTGCGGCAGCTGCTACTCACGAACAAAAAACATATACCCAGTTCTGTGAGGTTGCTGCATGGCAACGCAAAGAAGGTAAGAACAAAGAAGGTGGACTTAACGAAAAAGGACGCAAATCTTATGAAAGAGAGAATCCTGGTAGCGATCTGAAGGCACCTCAACCCGAAGGTGGTCCACGTAAAAACTCTTTCTGTGCCAGAATGAAAGGTATGAAGAGTAAATTAACTTCTTCCAAAACTGCCAATGACCCTGATTCTCGCATAAATAAGTCGTTACGTGCGTGGAACTGCTAATGTCTAAGTCACCAAACAAAGGTAAGAAAGGTACTGCTGGTGGAAAACAAAACCAGGGAAACGCAACGGCAAAGAAAGCAAAGAACGGTGGTAAGAAAAAATAATGAAAGATCCATATATTTACCGTGTCAGACAAGTACATAAAGTTGTCGATGGAGATACTATCGACGTTGATATTGACTTGGGGTTTGATGTCTCTCTTGCTAAGAGAGTACGTTTGGCTGGTGTTGATACCCCAGAAAGTCGCACGAAAGATGCGTATGAAAAGAACCTTGGACTTGAATCAAAAGAATGGTTGAAGCATAGATTAGAATTTGCTAAAAATATAATCATCAAAACAGAACTTCCAGATAGCACAGAAAAGTATGGAAGAATCTTGGGATGGCTATATATTAATGATGAACCCACATCCTTAAATGAGCAAATGATCCATGAGGGTTATGCTTGGACTTATCTAGGAGACACAAAAGTTAAAGACTTTAAACTACTAGAAGCAAGACGTAAAGGAGAAGTGGATAAGCGTAATATTTTATGAAATCTGAAGAAGTCTATCTTGGTAATCCCAATCTAAAAAAAGCAAACGTATCACTTGAATTTACTCCAGAACAAATTGAGGAGTTTATCAAGTGCCGTGAGGATCCTATTTATTTTGCTAAAAATTATGTGAAGATTGTCTCTCTTGATGAGGGATTGATTCCATTTGAAATGTGGGATTTCCAAGAAGAACTCATTAGTAACTTCCATACCAACAGATTTAATATTGCAAAACTACCTCGTCAGACTGGAAAATCAACGACTTGTGTTTCCTATTTGATGCACTATGCGTTATTCAACGATAATGTTAAGATTGCTATTCTAGCAAACAAGGCAGAAACGTCAAGAGAACTTCTGTCTCGTTTGCAACTCTCATATGAAAATCTTCCCAAGTGGATGCAGCACGGTATTCTATCATGGAACAAAGGATCTCTAGAGTTAGAGAACGGTTCTAAAATTATTGCCGCATCCACATCATCCAGCGCAGTGCGAGGAAACTCATTCAACATCATCTTCCTGGACGAATTTGCGTTCATTCCAAACAACATCGCAGAGCAGTTCTTCTCCTCTGTGTATCCTACTATTTCGTCTGGTAAGTCAACCAAAGTTATCATCATCTCTACTCCAAACGGGATGAACATGTTCTATAAACTTTGGCATGATGCAGAGAGACATAAAAATACCTACATTCCCCTTGAAGTTCATTGGTCTCAAGTTCCTGGTAGAGATGCTAAGTGGAAAGAAGAGACAATTGCTAATACATCTCAGAGACAGTTTACTCAGGAGTTTGAGTGTGAGTTCCTAGGATCAGTTGATACTCTGATCAATCCAGCGAAACTCAGAAATATGGTTTATGAAGATCCTATTGCAACAAATAAAGGATTGGACATTTACGAGGAGGCAAAGTCAGACCACCAGTATATTTTAACAGTTGATACTTCTAGAGGAACGAGTCAAGATTATTCTGCATTTATCATTGTTGATATTACTACTATTCCATATAATATTGTTGGCAAGTACAAGAATAACGATATTAAACCCATTCTCCTTCCCAATATTATACATGATGTTGCAAAAAATTATAATAACGCATATGTACTAATTGAGGTAAATGATATTGGGGCTCAAGTTGCCGATATCATGCAATACGATTTAGAGTATGACAATCTTCTAATGTGTGCTATGAGAGGTCGTGCAGGGCAGATTGTTGGATCGGGATTCAGTGGAAAGAAGGCATCTCTCGGAGTTCGTATGACTTCTGCCGTAAAGAAGGTTGGTTGTTCTAACCTGAAAGCGATGATTGAAGAGGATAAGTTGATCGTAAAAGACTATGATATCATCAGCGAACTAACTACTTTTATTCAGAAGGGCAATTCATTCGAGGCGGAAGAAGGATGTAATGATGACCTTGCCATGTCTCTAGTTATCTTCTGTTGGTTAGCGATGCAACCATACTTTAGAGAGATGACGAATAACGATGTTCGTCAGAGAATATATGATGATCAAAGAGAAGCAATCGAAGCAGACATGGCTCCATTTGGATTTATATTAGATGGTACTGAAGAAGAAAGTTTTGTAGATGTTGACGGAGATCGTTGGCACGTAGATGAGTATGGTGATCGGGCATTTATGTGGGAATACCGATAATGGATCTGGACGAACAAATAAATTTAGAACATCTTTTATTTGTTGATAGGCAGTGTAGGTCATGTGGTAGAATTAAAAATTTATTAGAAGATTTCTATCTAACCAGAAAATCTAGAGGTTATTTTCCATCTTCATATTCATATGAATGTAAGGAATGTACGGTAAAAAGAATTAAAAGAAAACGAAATAATTACACATATAGTCCTAAGTTTGATTACCCAGATTGGTAGATTTTTGTTCACGCATGGTTTCCCCCCTGAAAATAATCTTTTTCATAAATAATTTCAGAATACACCTAGAATATCTTCCAGGAGAATAAGACATGACGTTAAGCCAATTGTCGCCAGGAGTAGTCATTAGAGAAATCGATAACTCTATTGTAACCACTTCCTCAAATCCAGCCTTCGCTGCTATCGTTGGTTCATTTGAGCGCGGCCCAATCAACGAAATTAGAGTTATCAACACCGAAGATCAACTAAAGCAGGTTTTCGGAAAACCAAATGACAGTAACTATGAAACATGGTTTACTGCTGCTCAGTACATCTTGTACGGTGGAACCATCAAAGTTATCAGATCCGATGCATCGGCATTGAGAAATGCGGTATCAAATGGAACTGCAGTCAAGATCAAAAATGTTCAAGATTATGAAACAAATTATACTACTAATACTTGGAATTTTGCAGCTAAGACTGCTGGAACCTATGCAAACGGAATCCGACTCTATGTAACCGATGCAGGTCCAGATCAAGTTCTCACTTTAGATGCACCATCTTCAGGTAACGAATGGCAATTTGCTGCTGGTGATGCAATCACCGCTGCGGCATCTGGAGCAGCTGCTACTGTTTATAAGTATTCCTTAGTATTAACTCTAACTAACATTGTAGGGTCTTTCACTAACGCAGTTGCTACTGCTGGTGGGGATGGTGTTACCGTTCTTGCGTTTGACTCTGCAGCAAAGACAATTGAAATTACTCTAGATTCAGATTATACTGGAGTACTAATTCCTGGAGATACCGTAACTCAAGGAAGCGCATCATCGGAAATTGTTACTGTAAGCAGAAGACTACTTTCAGTAACTAACAGAGGATCCGTTGATTTTGCTGCTGGTAATGACATTACCGATGACAACAGCAACACTGTTAATATCGGTTCAGTTGCTAAAGAGTATCTCTCAAGAGAAGTATTCAAGGGTCTAAGATGGTCCAGCGTTGGAACTCGTCCAGGAACTTCACCATTCGTATCTGGTAAAAATGGATACAGAGACGAACTACACATCGTTGTTGTTGACACTGCTGGTGTTATTACTGGAACTCCAAATACAATTCTAGAAAAGTTCACTGGTCTTTCAAAAGCTTCTGATGCTAAGACAACCAACGGTGAAGTAAATTACTATGCAGAGGTTCTTAAGAACAGATCAAATTATATTTACTTCGGTGATCATAACGATACTGATCTTTATAATGTTCCATCTGGAGTTAATTTTGGCGTCGCAGCTGCTAATAGTTCATTCAAACTAGTAAAATCTGCTTCTGGTGTTACTGATCCAGTAAGCGGAGTAACATTCATTAATACTGCAAATGGTCCAACTAAGCAGTATGTTCTTGGAAGTGGAGTTGATTCATTTGCGTTTAGTGCTGAACTATATGCTGATGCTCTAGATCTACTTGCCGATCCTGAAGCGGAAGATGTTGATTTTGTCCTTCCTGGTGGAATGGGTGCAGATGAATTATCAGCACTAACAAAAGCAAATGCTATTCTTAATCTTGTAGAATCGAGAAAAGATTGCATGACATTCTTCTCGCCACTAAGATCTTATGTTGTCGGAGTTTCTGATACCTCCGATATCACAAACAATCTAGTAAATTATTTCTCCAAATTTAGCAGCAGCTCTTATGCTGCATTCGATAGTGGTTATAAGTACATTTATGATGTCTACAATGATGTATATCGTTATATTCCTTGCAATGGAGATATGGCAGGTCTTTGCCTACAAACAGCCAGAAATGCCGATGCTTGGTTCTCACCTGCAGGTTTCCAAAGAGGTGTTCTAAGAAATGCTATTAAACTAGCATACTCACCAAATAAAGCACAAAGAGATAGTCTCTACTCAGAAAGAATCAATCCAGTTGTATCTTTCCCAGGTCAAGGTATTGTCTTATTCGGTGATAAAACTGCTCTTGGTTATTCATCCGCTTTCGATAGAATCAACGTTCGTCGTTTGTTCCTAACAATCGAAAAAATAATTGGTAGAGCATCTAAGTCACTTCTATTCAATCAGAATGATGAGACCAGCAGATCACAATTCAGAAACTTCGTTGAACCATTCCTAAGAAATATTCAAGGAAGAAGAGGAGTAACTGACTTCTTAGTTAAGTGTGATGCGGAAAATAATACTCCAGAAACGGTCGATAGAGGAGAGTTCTATGCTGAAATTTATGTTAAGCCAACCAGAACTATCAACTACATCACCCTTTCCTTCATTGCAACGAGAACTGGGGTTGCTTTTGAAGAAGTTGCATCGTAATTTTTGACATAAAAACCAAACTAGGAGATAAAGCAAATGGCAACGCAAAATGTAAGAGGAAGAATTACCTCGTTCAAATCACAATCAAATCTAGATTATGCAAGACCTAATCTTTTCCAGGTTGATATTGATTTCCCAGAAGCAGTCGTCGGTCTAATCACTGACTCTTCAGGTGGAAGCGGAGCTTCATCGGATCCTGTAAATTCAATGAGAGTTCTTGGTGGTTTCCAAGTTAAGGCAGCACAAATTCCAGCATCTACCGTTGGAGTTATTGAAGTTCCTTTCCGTGGAAGAATGTTAAAGATTGCTGGTGACCGTACATTCGAACCATGGACAATTACAGTTCATAACGATACCGCATTCAGACTAAGATCTTGGTTTGAAAAGTGGATGGAAGCAATCCAACTTTATGATGAGAACGCTACTGAGATTGATTACGGTGTAGCCGCTGCTGCTGCTAGCACTGATTATCTAAGATACATGAAGGACATGAAAGTTACTCAACTTGATAGAAGAGGTAACGCAGTAAGATCATATAAGTTCTATGATTGCTGGCCTTCAAATATTTCCTCAATCGATCTTGACTTTGGTAGCAACGATGCTATTGAAGAATTCACAGTTGAACTACAAGTTCAGTACTGGAAGCCAGAGATCGGTGATACGGAAGTAGAAATCGATTCCGATAGAGCGGGATGATTTTTCTTGATAAATAGTATCGGATTAATCTTCGATACTATAAAATGTCTCAATTATTTGGATACTCCATAGAGAGAGCAAAGAAGGTTCCGAAAGGACCTTCTTTTGTGCAGAAAGACAATCAGGATGGCGCAACTCCTATTGCTGCTGGCGGTCATTACGGTTACTATGTTGACATTGATGGCACCGCCAAAAATGAATGGGAGTTGATCCAACGTTATAGAGATATGATTCTCCAACCAGAATGCGACTCTGCTGTGGATGATATTGTCAATGAAACGATTTGTGGAAATTATAACGACGTTCCTATTGAAATAAATTTAGAAAATATTAAAAATATTAGCGATAAAGTAAAGAAACTTATTAGGGAAGAATTTGATTATATTTTAGAACTCTTAGATTTTGAAAATAAATCTTATGAAATATTCCGTCGTTGGTATGTAGACGGAAGACTATTCTATCATAAAGTTATTGACTTTAAAGATCCTGGAAGTGGTGTTATTGAATTACGTTATATTGACCCCAGAAAAATTCGTAAAGTTGTTGAGGTTGAAAACAAACCAACAAGAGTCGATCCTACAAATCCACAAGAAGCATTCATGCAGAGAACTGTTGATTACTTCATTTATAATGGTAAGGGATTAAAAGCTGGTGATGTTCAAGGTATCAAAATTGCTCCAGATGCAATCACTTATGTGCATTCTGGTATCTTTGATATGAATAAGAACATGGTTCTTTCACATCTACACAAAGCAATTAAAGCAGTTAATCAGTTGAGAATGATCGAAGACTCACTGGTTATCTACAGATTGTCAAGAGCACCAGAACGTAGAATTTTCTATATTGATGTTGGCAACCTACCTAAGATCAAGGCAGAGCAATATCTTCGTGAGGTTATGTCTCGCTACAGAAACAAGTTAGTGTATGACGCTAACACTGGCGAGATCAAAGATGACCGCAAGTTCATGAGTATGCTTGAAGATTTCTGGTTACCTCGCCGTGAAGGTGGAAGAGGCACTGAAATTACAACTCTTCCTGGTGGACAAAATCTTGGAGAACTTGAGGATGTTAAGTACTTCCAGAAGAAACTATACAAGTCACTCAACGTTCCTTCATCAAGACTAGAAACAGAAACAACTTTTAACATCGGTCGTTCGACTGAAATTACGAGAGACGAACTCAAGTTCCAGAAGTTTATTAATCGTCTTCGCAAGCGTTTCTCGGATCTATTCCAAGATATCTTAAAAACACAACTTCTTCTTAAAGGTATTTTAACTGTAGAAGATTGGGATCAAATTAAAAATCATATCCAATATGATTTCATTGCAGATAATTATTTCAATGAACTCAAGAACATGGAGATGATGAACGAGAGAATGAATCTCGTTGCAACCATGGATCCTTTCGTTGGTAAGTACTTCTCTATCGAACAAATTCGTCGCAATATCCTTAAGCAAAGTGATGAAGAATTGAAAGATATTGATAAGCAAATTGAGAAGGAAATGGCAGATGGAAAAATTGTAGATCCAAATGCAATGATGGATCCTGGAATGGAAATGGATCCAAATGCTATGCCTCCTGATGCTGCAGGTGGAGCACTACCACCAGATCAAGAGGGTGGTCCGCAGATGGGTGATGGTGGTGTAGAACCAGATCCTAAAGACTTGAAAAAAGCAGAATTCTAAATAATTAGATAGGAGATTAAACGTATTATGTCTACAGAAATTTTTGATAGTATTTTTTCAAAAAATAACGCTCAAACCATTGACCTTGTTGGTGATGTTTTACAGTCAAAAGCGTATGACTTGATTCAACAAAGAAAAGTTGAAGTTGCACAAAATATCTTTAACCAAGAAGTATCAGAGGAAGAAGAATGATGAAACTAATTACAGAAAATATTGAGGACATCCAAGTTCTTACCGAAGAAAAGGATGGTAAGAAAAATTACTATATTGAAGGAATTTTCCTCCAGGGAGATTTAACAAACCGCAATGGTAGAAATTATCCCGTAAATATCCTTGAGCGCGAAGTTACTAAATATAATGAGAGCTTTGTTGGAACAGGCAGAGCACTTGGAGAACTCGGTCACCCTGATGGACCCACTATCAACCTAGATCGTGTTTCTCATAAAATTCTTTCTCTTCAGAGAGAAGGAAATAACTTCATCGGTAAGGCAAAACTCTTAGAAACCCCCATGGGTAAAATTGCTAAAAGTCTGTTGGATGATGGAGTCAAACTCGGAGTTTCTTCCAGAGGTCTCGGTTCTATGATCGAGAAGAATGGAGTTAACTACGTTGGTGAGGATTTTATGCTTGCCACTGCTGCTGATATCGTAGCAGACCCCTCAGCTCCAGATGCTTTTGTTGAAGGAATTATGGAAGGTAAAGAGTGGGTTTGGGAAAGTGGAATGCTAAAGGAGGTTGAACTCAATCGAATTAAGCAAACCATCGACGAGGCAACTCGTTTTAATCTTCAAGAACGTAAGGTAAAAGCATTTGCCGCGTTCCTCAGAAGTCTTTAATTATTTGCATATATAAATAATTACACGAAATATCCGTAAACATAGGCAGGAGAAATTCCAATGTCACAAGAAATTGAAACAATGGATCTTGAAGAAGGTTCAAACGCAGTAACCAAAGGCGCAAAGCCAGCAGAAAGATCTGGATTAAAAAACGATGCAGAAGAAATTGGCGGTCCAACCCCAACATCAGGTAAACCTGATGATACCGAGTCAATCGGTAAAAAGGTTGCCGCTAAGATGAAGCACGAAGGTAGTAAATCACTATCAACGAAGCCTTCTGCAGCATCAGGCAAAGTTGCTGAGGAGACCGAAGAAGATGGCGAACTCATCGAAGAAACAGAAGAAACTATTCAGTATTCATTCGACGAGGATCTTAACGCTCTTGTATCTGGTTCAGACCTTACAGAAGAATTCAGAGACAAAGCAAAACTCATCTTCGAAGCAGCTGTAACTGCAAAAATCAACGAAGAAGTTGCTCTAATGAATGAAGCATATGAGCAAGCTTTCGAAGAAGCAGTTACCGAGTTCAAAACAGAAATGTCCGAGCAAATCGATTCCTACCTAACTTTCGTAGCAGAGAAGTGGGTTTCGGAAAATGCTCTCGCAATCGACAGCGGCATTAAGACCGAGATTGCAGAGAACCTAATGCACGGAATCAGAAATCTCTTCACGGAAAACTACCTAGAAGTTCCTGAAGAGCAGTTCGAGATCGTCAATGAGATGACCGAACAACTTGACGTTATGGAATCGAAGCTCAATGAGCAGATTGACCTAAACGTTGAGATGCATAAGAAACTTGGTGGTTATATTAAGAATGGGATTGTGAGCGAAGTTTCTGTTGGACTTGCTGAAACACAAAAGGATAAACTACAAAGTCTATCTGAAGGTGTAGAGTTCACTAACGAGCAAGATTTTCGTGAGAAGATCGAAACTCTCAAGGAGTCATATTTCGCAAGGGCAGCTGCTCCTGCAACAGAAGATACTCCTGTAGAACAACCTATTGCTGGAGATGCAATGTCGTCATATATGTCGGCAATTTCCCGCTGGTCCAAATAAACAAACGTAATTTATAAATAATTACGTATTTGTTATTGATTTAACACAATTTACTCATTTTTCAAAGGAGAAAGCAAATGTTCATGTCAGAGCAATTGCAGGAAAAGTGGGCACCCGTTCTTGAGCATAAAGATGCTGATCCTATCCAGGATTCCTACAAGAAGGCTGTCACCTCGGTACTGCTAGAAAACCAAGAATCATTCCTTCGCCAAGAGCGTGGAATGCTCAACGAAGCTGGTCCTACCAATAGCCTTGGTGGTACTGGTTATTCCACAGGTTCAGATGCAGGTGGTCCTGTAGCTGGTTTCGACCCTGTTCTAATCAGCCTCATTCGTCGTTCAATGCCTAAGTTAATGGCATATGACATCTGCGGCGTTCAACCAATGACAGGTCCTACTGGACTTATCTTCGCAATGCGTTCAACCTACGGTACTACCCGTACTTCTAACTCTGGCGATTGGTCTGGTCGTGAAGCATTCTACAACGAAGCAAACTCAGAGCATTCATCCGAGAACGCTGGTAACAACCTTGCATCAAACACCCAGACTGGTACTAACCCTGGTGTTCTAAATGACAGCGGCACCTACACCATTGGTGGTCAAGGTATGACGACTGCTCAATCAGAAGCACTTGGCGATGGCACTAGTGGCAACAACTTTGCTGAAATGGGTTTCTCGATCGAGAAAGTTACCGTTACTGCAAAGTCACGCGCCCTCAAGGCTGAGTATTCGCTAGAACTCGCACAAGACCTCAAGGCTATCCATGGTCTTGATGCTGAGACCGAACTAGCGAACATCCTCTCAACCGAGGTTCTCGCTGAAATCAACCGTGAAGTTGTTCGTACAATCTACAAGATTGCTAAGCCTGGTGCTCAGAACAACACTGCTGCTGCTGGTATCTTCGACTTAGACGTTGACTCCAATGGTCGTTGGTCGGTTGAGAAGTTCAAGGGTCTACTCTTCCAAATTGAAAGAGAAGCAAACGCGATTGGTCAACAGACTCGTCGTGGCAAGGGTAACTTTATCATCTGCTCCGCTGACGTTGCTTCGGCACTCGGCATGGCTGGTGTTCTAGATTACACCCCTGGTATTGCTGGTAACAACGGTCTAGCTGGTGTTGACGATACTTCCTCAACTCTAGTTGGTACTCTAAACGGTCGTATTAAGGTCTATGTTGATCCTTATTCGGCAAACGTTGCTGCTAACCACTTCTTCGTAATGGGTTATAAGGGAACCTCACCTTACGATGCAGGTCTCTTCTATTGCCCTTATGTACCTCTCCAGATGGTACGTGCGGTTGGTCAGGACACCTTCCAACCTAAGATCGGATTCAAGACCCGCTACGGAATGGTTGCTAACCCATTCGCAGAAGGTTCTACCGCTGGTCTTGGTGCTCTCACCTCGAACGCAAACGTATACTACAGACGTGTTCTTGTAAACAACCTAATGTGAGTCTTTCTTACATTCTCAAGGACCCTTCGGGGTCCTTTTTTTATGCAAATAAATAGTTAGTAGCTTGGGAAGTTGACATGACTGCCAATTGGTATAAACAGCAGGTAAATAATAATAATTATCTTTCTCCAATTGGATTTAAATTCATTCTGGAAAAAGCACCTAAAGTAGCATACCTATGCCAAACTGCAGCAATCCCAGAGATTTCTTTGGGTACTGTAGATATACCAACATACTTGGTTCCAATGCCGATTGAAGGAAATCTAAATTATTCCTCCATGAATCTAACCTTTTTAGTTGATGAAAATTTAGAAAATTATCTTCAATTACATAACTGGATGAGAGCATTGGGAGTTCCAACAAGTTTTCGTGAAAGAGCGGAATTTGAAGATGCTGTTCGTTATCCAGGAGCAAGGGAAAATAAAAAGGATAGGAACATATTTAGTGATGGAACTTTGCAGGTATTAAATAACAACTATTTGAATAATTTTGATATTCAATTTGTAGATTTAATACCTACATCACTATCAACTTTAGATTTTGATGCTACAACATCAGAAACTAATTTTATGACAGCAACAGTTTCATTTACATATACCTACTACGAAATCAGAACTCCAAATGGTTCTGGAAGAATTGTCGATAGTGCATGGTATACTGAACCTTAGAATTATTTTTTATTATGAACCTAGAACAAATTCAAGATATGTGGAGGAAAGATTCGGATATGGATGCCGATCTTCTTTGCGAAGAATCTCTCCGTGTTCCACAACTGCACATGAAATACTTTGAGTTGTACAATACTTTTACTCTTATGAAAAAAGAGAGTGAGTATAAACTCAAAACACTTATTCGAGATAAGTGGAAATATTATAAGGGAAAAGCACCTAAAGAACTATACAAAGAAATTCCATTCGACCTCAAACTTACCACTAAGGATGAGGTTGAAATGTTTTTGGATGCCGATGAAGATATCCAGAAGGCACAGTATAAATTGGACTACATAGAACAGATACTCACCTACCTTGATAGTATTTTGAAAATGGTCAGTAATCGATCCTACCAAATCAAAAACGCAATCGAGTGGGAGAGATTTAAATCGGGAGTATAGAATGGATCTTAAGATTCGTAAGAAGAACGAAGTTTATCTAAAAATTGAAACAGAACCACATATTAATGTTGAACTAGCAGAATACTTTACCTTTGATGTTCCAAATGCAAAATACATGCCCCAGTTTCGTAGTAAGTTCTGGGATGGAAAAATTAGATTATACTCCCCAGGAACAGGGGAGTTATATTGTGGTCTTGTAGAGTATCTTGAGGAATGGTGTAATGAACGTGGTTATTCTTACGAACATTCGGAGTGTAAATTCTATGGACATCCACATGAGGTAAATGATTTAATTTCACCTCAAGGTATAGTTGACTTTGTAAAGTCTCTTGGTATGCCACACAAGGTAAGAGATTATCAATACAAAGCAATTTACGAAGCACTAAAATTTAATCGTAGATTATTACTATCTCCAACAGCATCAGGTAAATCATTAATGATCTATTCGATCATTCGATACCATGTGAATGCTGGTAGAAAAATCCTTCTGGTAGTTCCTACTACATCTCTAGTGGAACAGATGTATAAGGACTTTGAGGATTATGGTTGGAATGCTTCCGCACACTGCCATAAGATCTATGCTGGTAGAGAGAAGTATGGCATTGATTCGGATGTAGTCATTACCACATGGCAATCAGTTTACAAAGAGGATAAGAAGTGGTTCAACGGTTTTGATACCGTTATCGTTGACGAGGCTCACTTAGCAAAGGCAAAGTCTCTCACTGGTATCATGACCAAGTTACATGATTGTAAATACCGTATTGGTTTCACAGGAACTCTTGATGGAAGTTACACAAACAAGTTAGTTCTGGAAGGTATTTTTGGTAAGTGTAATCAAGTGACTAAGACCAACGATCTAATGAAAGAAGGTCATCTGAGTAAACTAAAGATTAAAGTTCTTCTACTCAAGCACAAGTTTACTAAGTTTGATTCGTATCAGGATGAGATGGAGTACATCATTTCCCATTCTGGAAGAAACAAATTAATTCGTAACTTATGTCGAGATCTTAGTGGAAATACGCTAGTACTCTTCTCTTATGTCGAGAAACATGGGGAGGTACTTTATGACCTCATAAATAGTAAGGTCGGTGATACCCGAAAGGTATTTTTTATACACGGTGGTGTAGACACAGAAGAGAGGGAGGCAGCTCGACAAATCTGTGAACAAGAAAAAGACGCGATTATTGTTGCTAGTTATGGAACTTTTTCTACTGGGATCAATATCCGCAATCTCCATAACGTTATTTTTGCATCACCTTCTAAATCGCGTGTTCGTAATCTTCAATCTATAGGTCGTATTCTCAGAAAAGGAGAGAATAAAAATCAAGCAACTCTGTATGATATTGCTGATGATATATCAAACAACAATCTGAAAAACTTCAC